CAAAGAATCTTAAATTGTTTATTGGCGCTTTCTTTCCGCTATTGCGAGTGTTAGCTGATGAGCCGTTAACAGACGATGCAGAGTTATCAGCACCTAGAGCTCCGATGCTAGGTGGTTCTACCTTCACTGCCTGAAAAACAATTTTAGTGTTGTATTGATTTTCTTTGTCAATAGGATATTCCAGTCTTCCTGGGTATCCTTCTGCTGGTGATGTTGCCATGACTTATCCTTATAGATAACATATAAACTTTGAACTATTTATACCGAAAAGCATGGCATACAAAGGACGATACACGGTTGAGAATAAGAAGAAATACACTGGAGATCCATCCAATGTAGTGTATAGATCTTTGTGGGAACGTGAATGTTTTAAATGGCTAGATCGAAATCCGAAAGTAAAGAAATGGTCTTCAGAAGAAATAGTGGTACCTTACTGGTATGACATTGATAAAAAGTATCACCGCTATTATCCCGATCTCAAAATTGTCTTTGAAGACAAAACACTCTTGGTCGAGATCAAACCAGAAAAAGAAACAACCCCACCATCAAAAGCTGGAAAGAACCAAAGGCGATATATCGGAGAAGCAACGACTTACGTAAAGAATATGAATAAGTGGGAAGCGGCTAATAGATATTGCAAGGATCGGAAATGGGAGTTTCAGATATGGACAGAACAAACACTACACTCAATGGGTATTATGCAGAAGCCTCTTAAAAGAGTTCCCGGTAAATTAAAGCCGCTGAAGCCATATAGAAAACCTAAGAAAAAGTTATAAATAACGATATGGCAGGCGAAAGTTTATTTAGAGATTTAGAGATCGAAGCATTCCGCGCAGGGATTACCCCGCGGACTAGTGAATCTATACGTTGGTTTCAGAGCAAAGCACGAGAAATGTTCCGAGGCAGATTTAGAATGAATCGTAATAAGTTGATGCAAGACGATGCTTTAGATCTAAAGAGCAGACCAATAACTCGTACGGGTCCTCAAGGAAACATGTACATGTTTTTCTATGATCCTAAACACAAAGAGACTTTGCCTTACTACGATGGATTTCCTTTAATCATTATGATGGGTCCAGCAAAAGGTGGATTCATGGGTCTCAATCTTCATTACTTACCACCAGCTGTAAGAGCAAGATTACTTGATACTGTTATAGGTGGCAACAGAGGAATACCGCAAAAGTACTTAGCGCCAGCAATGAAACATTATCTTACCAAACATGTACGTAGCCGATTTGCTTTAGTTGATAAACCTGAATGGGAGATCGCAACTTTCTTACCAACNGCTGATTGGAATAAAGCAAGTGCTAATACAGTTTACCGAGATTCAAGAAAGGCATTGAGGGCATAATGGCTTCACTATCCGAAATTAAAAGTTCGATAACGTTTGGTGGCGGACTAGCTAGATCTAATAAATTTTTAGTTACACTACCATCTCTTGGCCGCGGCGGCATAGTAGGTTTTCTTGGCTCAAGGAATATGAATATTCTATGTAGGACTGCGCAGATCCCTGGTAAGCAAACACTTACTCATGAAAAACGTACAGGCATGAAACTTGAAAAAGTAGCTTATGGCTATGCAGTTGAAGATGTTACTTTGACTTTCTTAGAAACAGCAACACTTCCAGTACGTAACTATTTTGACGATTGGCGTTCACTTATTCTTAATGAGGATAGTCAAACTGCTGCTTATAAAAGTGAATATCAAAAACGAGTAGTGATACACCAACTGGCCATGCCGTTGCCTATTGCTGCTTTACCAATTCTCAATCGAATACCGATTGACGTATCAGCCTCAACATACTCTGTTGAACTAATTAACGCATTCCCAACTACAATGACGGGAATTGATTATAACAATGAAGCCGATGGATTTGTAGAAACAACTGTTTCTATGTCTTACACTAACTGGAAACGTGTTCCTGCCGGACAGCTATCATTCTCAATTAACTTCTAAAGGTGAAATAAATTATGGCACTACCAAAGCTTAATAACGGCCCACAGTATGAGATGGCTATACCATCAAGTGGTAAGTCAGTTCGATACAGACCATTTCTAGTAAGAGAACAAAAAGCACTTATGCTTGCTTCTGAATCGTCTGATAATAAAGTAATGTTTAGATCAGTCCTTGATGTTTTAGAACAATGTGTTGAAGATAAGATATATCAAAATCAACTCACATCATTTGACGTTGAATACATGTTCTTACAAATGAGAGCAAAATCAGTAGGTGAATCTGCTGAAATCTTAATTAAATGCGAAGAGTGCGGAGCTGATAATCCAATTAGTATTAACCTTGAGGAAATCAAAGTCGACGTAAAAAATGTTGATAAGAAAGTTCAGCTGACTGACGATATTGCTTTAGAATTAAACTATCCATCTTATCTTGACATGATTAATTCAGGGATAGGCGATGGCGATCTTAACGCAGATCAAATGTTCGAAGTAATGCATAGCTGCGTAAAGTATATCGAAACGCCTGATGAACGAATTGATATAAAAGATGTTGATAAGAAAGAAGTAGTAGAATTTATTGAATCGATGAATTCAAAACAGTTTGAAAAGATTCAAGAATTTATTTCAGACATACCGAGGCTTAGTCATACGGTAAAATTTGATTGTAAATCATGTGAACACAAGAATGAAATAACAGTGGAGGGCATCTCAAATTTTTTATGATAGCTCTATCTCATGATAGTTTAGAGACTCACTACCAGATGAACTTTAATTTAATGACCCACTGGCATTGGAGCTTGACTGAGATAGAGAATATGCTACCATTTGAAAGAGAGATCTATATAGCTTTGTTACTTAATCATATTAAAGAAGAAAAGCAAAGGCAGGAAAGTCAAAAACATGGCTAGTTTAGCAGAAGTAAACGCAACGTTACAAGCGTCTAATGAAAATCAACAGGCAGGTCATATGTTGACTGCTGAAGCTGTTGAACGTCTACACACGACCATGAAGTCATTTGTTAAGATGATGCAGATTCAACAGCTTAAGCTTCTAGAAGCAATGCGTGAAAAGCAAGATGCTCAAGTTAAAGAAGTAAAGCAAGGAGCAGCTAAAGCTGACAATAGTAATATAGCCGCTATCATAGCTGGTATAGCCGCTTTAGCTATTGGATTCTTGGCTGGTATTCGTGATTCTTTAAGAGCATATGCTAAACTGTTTAAGCTTCCGCAATTGATGGCTGTAATTGAAGACGCGCTAAAGTCATTAAAGACTCGTATCGGCACAGCATTTACTAGATTGTTTGCGCCAATTCGTACGTTCTTTTCAGCTAAAGGCGGCACCATAGCTAACCTCATTGACAACTTTAAAGTAAAAGCCTTTGTATTATTTGACGATGCAGTTAAATTCTTAGATACAGCATTTGATCCTGTGAAGAAATTGTTTAGTGCTGAAGGCCGAATTATGAAAATAATCAATGCGCTAATAAAGCCTTTCACGTTTCCGTTTGAAGGACTTATTGATGACGCAGTTAAACCATTCAAAGCTATCTTCACTGGTGGCGAAGATGGTGTAAGTCTATTAACAAAAATTATTAATAAAATTAAAGCTCCATTCCAGTTAGTGATGAAAGGTATTGATGCGGCACTAGAACCAATTAAAGCTGCATTTGGTATTTTTAAAGAAGGTAGTAAATTTATGTCAGCTCTTGGTTCTATTGGTAGAATCATGGGTAGATTGTTCTTCCCAATCACTTTGATAATGACAGCCTATGATACTATCAAAGGTATGCTTGATGGATTTTCGGAGGATGGTGTACTCGGTGGTTTAGCTGGAGCAATCAAAGGATTGCTAAATTCAATTATTGGTATGCCATTAGACTTACTTAAAAGCGCAGTATCGTGGTTATTAGGAAAGTTTGGTTTTAGCGAAGCAGAGAAAGCACTAGATAGTTTTAGCTTCTCAGATATTATTACAAAAATGATTAACGGACTCGTCAATGGTATCATTGAAGGCATAGCAACAGTTGTAGAGAATTTGCCACTTGTACCAGACGCAGTTGGTGACAAAATTAGAACATTCAAGATTGGTCAATCGGATGCAGCTGATTCCACAGGTGATTCGCCTGCGGCAATGGAAGGTGGCAATAACGCAGCCCCTGCAAATAGATTTGATAGAGTAAAAGCAAGAATGGAACGATCTCGACAAAGAATGGATGATAAGGAAATGGGGCGGCCGCCGACTGCGCC